CAACTATTTTATAGTCAAATATCCACTCTAAATTATCTCTAATTAGTGAATCTAAATCTTGACATCTAAAATTTATAAATTTTTCTTTAAGAACTTCAACTGATTTTTCTACTTCTTCAATCAGTATTTTTCCCAAAGTTTGTGATATTGTGTTTTGAATGCAATCTTTTATGTCTTTTATTGTTATATATTTTATTGAGTTAAATTCAAAATAGCTTTTTATAATTTTCTTGGTTAATCTATGTTCAAGTCTAAGGATTGCTCCTTTAACTTTTCTCATATTTTTTTTATTATTTTCGTGACCTTTTGAGTAAAGTCTAATTTTCCAACCAACCATTGGCTGGAAGGTAAAACCTGTTGTATAAAATTTATTTTCATTTTGATTGAAGTTATAATATTGAACCTTATCTAAATCATCATATTTTCTTGTAAGTGCTTTAAAAAAATAACTTACAATATTATGAAATTTATAGAAATTTCCTACAACTTCTTGTGTAGTAAATTCAAAATATTCATATTTTACTTCATCTTCTGTTATTTCATAATCAATCAAGCTATTGATTAATTTTATTAGATTATCTTCCACTATAATTTTTTTTACTTCATCAGATAATGGAAAAATATTATCATCTTCAAAAAATCTAGGGTAAGAAAAATCTATTTTAATTGTTGATATTTTTTTAACTTTTTTTTCTTCTAACTTAATGTAATTAATATTTTTTTTATCAATCTTGTAATTATTTGTATGATTTGAAAGACTTTCTGAAAAAGAATGAGGAAACATTTTTTTTATTCTTTCTCTTACATACAAAATATCGGTCTGGACATCAACAAAGACACAAGCTCTATCTAGTCCATACATCAAAATTTCACTGTTATTATTTTTTCACAGCGTGGACAAACTATCTCTAATTCTCTTTTTCTAAGGTAAATTGTGACTTTTCTACCTTTTGCTACTCTTATTCTTTCGTGTTTTTCAGAATATGAATATAGATATTCTCCACAACTGCAAAAATCATGATCTATTTCTTTATCCGAATTCTTGGCTTTGGACATTCATACCAGCTCCTCCTTATTTTTTGATATGTAAGAATTTCATATTGTTCATCATTATATTTTTTAGAAAGTTTCTCATAACCTTGTTTAAATGTTTTCTTATCTGAATAACAAAATTTAACAATAATGTTTTCATATTCAGTATTTTCATATATAACTTTTTCTTTTGAGATTATTTTTATTAGATAATTGTAGTCAAATTCATAGTTCATGAAATTTCCTTTCAAATTACATTTACCAAAGTAAGTATTTACAATATACATCTAAATTGATTTAATTAATATCACACTTTTATAAAAAAAGCAAGTTTTACTATTGTAAATGAGAGTATAAATTTTTTTAAATAATAGAATTTAAGTGGACTTAATATAAAAAATAGATAAAATAAAAATGGAGAAATAAATTTATCCTCCATTTTTTTAATTAAAAATTATTATAATCTATAATCCTAATAACTCTTTTTTCTTTTTATCAAATTCTTCTTGATTTATGATACCTTGATCTAATAATGCTTTAAATTTTAATATTTCATCTGCAGAGCTAACTTGATGATTAACCACTTGTGGTTGTGGTTTATTCAGTTCTTCTCTAGCTTTGTTAACTGCATTCACAAAAGGTACTAATGTATCTTTTTGGACATTTTGAATTTTCATTCTTGAAGCTCCATCCCAAATTTCAATATCTCCTAATATTAGTCCTTTCTTATGTCCTATTGAATTTATTTTTTCTAGTGGTATTTCAATTTGTTTTAATCCAAATATCATTCCTTTATCTAAAAATATCACTCTTTTATTGGTTGAAACTATTAGCCAAGTATTATTATTTAAAAATCCTGAAGTTGCATAAGTTACTATCTCATCATCGTGGATAATATTAGGAAGTTCCTTAACTTCCTTCTTAGTCCCAAAAAAATCTTTTGCTCCACACTCTTTTAACATTAATTGAATTTCTTCTAAACTTTTCATTTTTCCCTCCTAATAAAATATAATATTTTTTTAATTATTCACTGGAAATAATTCTCTAAAAAATTTAATAATTTTGCATTTTATATATGCCCATTTAAGTCTTTTTCCATCAACAGAGTTTGGTAAAGCATCAATAGCTGCTTTATAATAACTAATTTGTTCATCTAAAAATTGAGAAGTATCTCCTAATACAATAAAAAAATCTTGTTCTTCCTCAGGAGTCCATTCATAGTAAGGTAGATTTTCTAAAATAAAATTATGTAATCTTAATTTATAAGTACTAAGATTTTTAAGGTAATAATAATTACACATATTCTCAAAAATATTTAAAATTTTTTCTTTTGGTAAAATATTTTGATTAACTGTATAATTTCCACCTACAAAAATATTATTATTTCCAATCTCACTTTCATAACAATGTATCCCCATTTTTCTCCTCCCTTATTTTATCTTATTTTTTTAATAATGAATTGTAAATATTTCTTATACTTTCAGCATCAACTTCATTAAGTTTTGTTAAGTCCAGAGACATATCTTTATCATTCTTTTCAGTTATTGTATTGATAGGAGAATTAGAAATATCCCCACCTACCATAATATTATTATTTCCAATTTTGCTATTGATGAAATTAAAATTCCCATTTTTTTTATTTTTTACAATATCGTCTTCTGGGAGTAAATATCCAATAATCCAATAAAATTTTTTGTAGTGAATACCTAATGCTTTTGCCAACTGAATTAAATATATAGGGTTTACTCTTTTTGATTTTCCATACATTATTTCATTTAAAGTTTTTGCATTAACTCCACTTTTTTTTGATAATTGATTAAATCCTAGATTTTTTTCTTGTCTTAAATTGTCAATATATTCTCCTAATTCTTTTATTTTTTCATCCATATTTAACCTCTCTTTTTTTGTTTTATTTTATAATTTTTATTTACATAAGTAAACGATTTTCTAAAAAAAGTGTTGACAAAAGTAAGTAGATAGTTTATATTTACCTTAGTAAGTATTTACGATTGTAAATATAAATAAAAGGAGGTAGCTATGGATAATTTAGATATAGAGAAATTTATAAAAATAAGATGTATTGAAAAAAATATAAAAATTAATCAACTTGCAAATGAACTTAATATGTCCAGACAATTAATGTGGCATCACATAAAAAAGAAGAATAAAGAAGTTTTAAAACAAGTTGAAAATATTCTAAAAATCTCTGAAAACACATTAAAAGATCTTAAAGTAATAGGGTAAAAGTATTAAAAATGGAGATAGAAAATGAAAAAAAATATAAAAAGAAATCTAGGAAAAAATAAACTAAAAATCATAGCAAATACTTATATAAAAAATCGGATATACCATATAAAAGATATTAAGAGAAATTTAAATGGTCAATATCCACCAAATTTAAAGTCAACAAAGTTATTGCTACAATTTTTAACTTGCCGAATAAAAATTGATCGTATTTTAAGAATAAAAAAAACAAAAAGAAGTAGAAAAAAAAGCAAAAAACTAAATATATTACTTAAAGAAGATAAAAAATTAGGAGTTTTGCTTTTTTCTTAAATCTAAAATAAAAGTTGCTTTTTCTAGTGATTTATAGTTATCTCCTTTTCCAAGAATTATTCCTAATATTTTTGTTTCAGTAGAAAGTGTAAGTTCCCCAAGATAAGCTTCATCATTAAGATAAAGTGTTCCTGAGCTAAAAAAACTATCTTGAAGATAATAGTCAATTAACTTCAAATTTCCTTCATTTAAATTATTATATTCATCTAGTAATTTAAATCTATATGAATTGGGAATACTTCCACTTTTTACTCTTTCAACATTAGCAATAATTCCAATAGTTTTTACTCCTGAGCCAAGAAAAGCAATTTTGGCTGTTAGCATAAAAATCAACTCCTTAAATAAAAAATAATCTTTAAATAGCATGGCTCACAAACTGCTTCCCCAAGCATTCAATGCTTGTGGGCTGTGCTATTGAAAGATTAAATTATTCTTGAGTAGTATCTTCACTATCTGGAATATATTCAATTAATTCTGAAAGTTTGCAATTGAATAATTTACATAATTTCAGATACATTTCCATTGTTACAGTTTCAGGTTTAGTATTATCATAAATTTTATTTAATGTATCTCTACTTATTCCTGATTGTCTTGATAACTCTGATATTGTTCTGATATTATGATCAACCATTAAATATTTTATTTTTATATTTAACATAAATTACCTTCTTTTT